ATCCCACAATAGAGAGATAGAATACTGCAGCATGTAGCCCGCTCACTCCTCTAATTGTCCAACTCTGAAATGACTTCTTTTCTGCTCCTGAGCTTGTAACTCTGCATCTGCTTTGCGAGGTTCTCTGCTGACTTTTGCAGAAAATACTTGGTTAATTCATCGAGACTCATATCCTTCCGTTATTCGATCACCATCCCATCTCTTGCCATTTCCCCAATATCCTTTTCGTTTTTCAAGGTGGATATCATCCTCCTCACATCTCTCAATGTAGTATCCCAGGTCATTGAGCTTGTTGTGGATGCCCCACTGAGGTCCCCACGAGCCATTGGTTTCAATGCGTTTTTTGTCTGCTGCAATGTAGTCTTGCAGTAATTGATGTAGTGTCATGATTGTTGCCTTTCTTAGGCCAGCCTTGCAGCCAGCCCACTACTAAAATTTAAAACGGTGCCTCATCGTGACTAGTAGCATCACTGCCTTGTTTCCAAGGCTCTTGGCTCTCAATGCCACTAGTGATACGCTGCGAGAGAGCCTGAGCCCACTGGATGGCCTTCTCAGTGCATTCTCTGAAATGCTCTATGCACTCCACAGGTACCTCATGCTTTTGCAAGTAGCTCACAGGGATCGCATCAGGTATTCCGCAAAGCATTGGGAATATCATTTTGCTGTTGGCACCACCGCCACGCGACTCTTGTTTCTTTGATGCTCCAAAGACAGCAGAGTAGCTCCAGAGCGGCAGTGCCATATCGCAACCAGCGCCGCGTAGAACGTCGTGGGCCGACGCGATCACCTTGTATTGCTTACGCATGGCAACAAGCGCATCAGCAGTCTGTGTTGATTTTACGGTAAAGACAAAGGGCTTGTCATAGTCAGGCAGCAATTGGCGAATGATCACCTGAGCATACAGCACCGTCTCGCTCTTAGTGCTATTGCGCTTTGTACGCCATTGGTACACTACGCCGAATTTGCCGTTTGTCGTAGCAATTGATGGTATCCCGTCGGCCATCAGGAACAGCACCGGCCTTTCGAGTATCCAGTGTTTGACGACTTCGCCACTTCCGTGTGAGATCTCAATCCATGGGATGCCGTGCTTGCGCATAGCATCGTCAAGCTCTTTGTCCTTCCCGCATGCCGTGAAGAACCCTGCATAATAGAGATTGTCCCATGCGACCTCTCCGGTGTCTTCATCGATGACCTGATGCCCTCGATCATCAAGCTTAGGGCGTTGTGCTGGCAATCCTGTGGCGTATTGGAGCAATGCGTACTCTGGCGCTGGAGTGACGGCTTCTTTGCCAAGATCGACGGCTTGGCCGCCAAAGGGGACATAGAACTGGACGGCTTTATTGTTTGTTGTGGTAATTTCTGTTGACATGATCTTTACCTCTTTCTGTGGTATGATATTTTCAAATTTCACTAGATCTGCTGAGCAGGGGAATTGGCCTCCTCTGCCAGCACTTTATTTTCGGTTCTTCGCCTTGTACTCTTCAAACTTCGCACGTTCCCCCAAGTACGACGGCACTTTGTCGAATTGCCGTTGCGCCGACTGGGTACGCATTGCTTCAATGTGATCATCACACATCCCGTGAGACATCTCCTCATCGTCTTTTGAAGGCGCAACACACCAGGGACATGGGCCGATTTTAATCCCTAACATCATTGCTTTCTCCTTTTATCCAAAGATTACACGTAACATGCTCTAAAATTTCAAGATCGTTCGTAGCCCCAAGAGACACAAATCTTTTAATGTTCTCCTCGCTTGGTATGTTTTTGCTTAACATATACTTCAAAGTATATCTAAAGCTATAGTAGAACCTTTTCCTCTTGCGGAGGATTGTCATAAGACCATTGAACTCGCTCTCTGTCATAAGAGTAACTTGCATTGCTTTATCCCTCCTGCTCTTGCTTAGCTTCAATCCACTCGTGACACACACAGCACTTATGGCGTTCTTCAATGGCATCAACCTTTCTTACATCGCCTTCCATCCATCGAGGGAAGCACTGCTCGTGATAATAGTCGTAATGCCTGAATACTTCGTCATCTGTAATGAAAACAATAATCATTGCTTTGTCCTTTCTTACTTGATAACTACATTCTTCACATTTGGATGAAGAATATTAACATTATGCTCAATACCGTCTTTATCTTTGTAAGTCACTATTTGCCTTGGCCCATATTCGGCCTGAGTCACCTCACCTACCCAGACAACTTCTCCACCTTCTTTGACGTATCGCATTGTTTGCGTGTATGCACCATATGTAATTTTCATGTGTGTTTCCTTTCGACTACTATAGTATTGAAAATGCTTTGTTTCGCGTTAATGCAGCTTGGAGCATTCGCTCTTCTGCTGTCTCGCTCTGAGGAACGAAGACCAGACAATGCTTGCCTCGATCCCACTGTTGCTTGCATTGTGCCTCCTGAGCAGGCTTCGTTGTCGCTTTGAGCTTCGCGTAGACCGCATCGCTCATTCTGTACTCCTCAATGGCAACTGGAGTCGCTACGATGACCGCCTGAGCTACTGTCGGGACAGCCTTAGCAGCAGCATAGCGAGCGTTTTCTAAGTCTTTGCAGCGCAAAATGTGATAGCATTGTTTTCTGCTCACGCAGGTACAGCTATGAGCTTTATTGCGCCTCAAAGTCGTAAAGTACTCAACACCCTTACTGTTTCGAATGTGAAGCACTACATCTCCTTTATGCAGTCCCTTCGGTGCGTAGTCCTTCTTCAATGCATAACGATTAAGCACTAGGATATCTCGCTCTACTTGCTGCTTTGTCATTGCTTTGTCCTTTCTACTTACTTGATTTTGTACGATTGTTCGATTTTCTCAAGACGGACTGGACTAGGTGCGTAGGTCATCTTATCAAGCGTCATCTCAACGCGCCTAAAGCTATCCATGTCCTCACCTTGAGAGACACTGACAAGCGCTTCATACATCTCAGATGCTGTGAACGAGATTCCTTTGTTGGCGATGACCGTTTGGATCATACTCTCCTGCCAACAAAATCCGTAACAATCAGTCTTGCGAACTGCCTTTAACACTGCCTTTTCCTCCTGTACAATGGCAGCTTTGCGCGGCTTGGCTACCACAACTTTCAGAACGCCTCTCACATTCCTGACCGTGTACCCCTCTGGGATCTGAAGTGCTGCTACCACGTTTACTGCCATTGCTTTGTCCTTTCACTGGGTGGTTTTCGTAAGCTCATTGCTTACAAAGGAATAATAACACACCAGCGTATTAATGTCAATATATTTTTGACCAATTTTCACGCCAGAATAAATATTCGTAAGTATTGACGCCAGCGTTAATATATGGTATGCTAAGGGTATGAAAAATCATTCTCACGAAAGGAGAAGTTTACACATGGCAAAGCTAAGAATAAAAGAAGTTGCTGAGGAAAAAGGCATCAAGCAGTCTCATTTACAAATAATGGCTGCTGTCACACCTCCTCTGCTTAATAGATACTGGAATAACAAGACAGGCACCGTCTCGTTAAGCGACCTAGAAAAGATTGCTAAGGCACTAGGGGTCAAGTCGAGAGACCTGATCATTGATGATTGTGAGGCTGTAGAGGAAATAAGCAGAAAAAAGAAGAAGGTCAAAGAGGCAATACCACAAAATGAAGCGGCCTAGGCTGAACACGCGGCATAAACCAAGTTGAGGACCGTAGGAAGTTATCGACCAGGTTATCCGCTGCGTGTTCTAAACCCTAATCCTAGTATAGCATAGGATTTTACTCTGGCAGAATCAGAAAGGATTATAGACAATGCCAATGATCGGCGCATTTATCTACGCACTGAAAGACCCTAGAAATGATGAGGTTCGTTATGTGGGTGTCAGCAAATACAGTGTTACGCGCTATAAGCAGCACATTTGCAACACGAACAAGAATAACGTAGCCAAAAGTGACTGGATAAACGAATTAAAAGCGATTGGACTACTCCCAACATTTATCATTCTAGAGGATAATGTTGAATGGGATGAGAGATTTAAGCATGAAAGCTATTGGATTAAGTACTACTTGGAATGCGGGTCTCCACTCACAAACCAATTGGAACGCAAGGAAGGGCACAAGAGTGCTCAGGCAAGACAAAAAGAAGCAAGAGAGCGTAAATACGCGGAACTCCTACAATTGCTAGAGGATATGTAGGAGCACAACAAAAAACCCCTGCGCTAACAGGGGAATTCCGAAGCTCACAAAGCTTCTTAAAAACCATCTAATAGGAGTATAGCATACATGACCAACGTTACACAAAATCGTACACAAGAGAACTCGTATGGTCCTGCCCTAGCAAGAATGTTAGCAGCTTTTCCTCTTGCGTATGAGAAGCACAATGGCTTCTATACCCATGATGACAATCCGCGTTTTGATTTTCGAGTTAGAGAGAACGGTTCGATCTTCATTCACTCTTGGACAGGCCGCACAGAAGAAGAGATCTTGAGGATGGGAGGGCTAAAAAAATCGGATATTGCTCTTGAAGGTACCTGCCCAGGACCCACAAAAGATACTCTAGATCTGCTTGATCTCGCCATAGCCAAGCGCATACATCATCATTTTCTAGAGAACTTGGGATTGCAGAGCGGATATCAATGTGAGGGAGATAGCCGCCACTATGTCAAGATCCCCTACTATAATGCTGATGGCACCCAGCACACAAAAATCAAAGTGCGCAAGGCTATTGATGGAGATTATAAACATGCATGGGACAAGGGAACACCTGGGGATATCATTCCCTATGGATTACACAAACTGGGTATGTCCCGTGATGCTGGCTATCTCCTCATAGGGGAAGGAGAGTCTGATGCTTGGGCTTGTTGGTACCATGGACTTCCTTATCTAGGGGTTCCAGGAGCGGACAT